TGGTAGACCCCGAAGTGGCGGACATTCAATGGGCGCGCAACACCGACGCCGATCAGCAACAACGGGGCGCTCCGCAGCAGTTCGAGTTGACCCAGCAGCGGGCGCAGGAAGCGGCACGCGGCACAGCGCCTGAGGGTGTGCAGACGCCTGCGCCGCCGATCGTCCAGGGTGAAGGGGAAAGCCCGCTGTTGGTGCAGGAGAAAGCGGATACCGAGCGCATTCGCCGCCAGCTCCTCCAGCTCGAACTGGATGAAAAGCGTGGCGAACTGGTGAAGGTCGACGATGTCGAGCGCGCTTACGCTGCCAAACTGGCCGGCACGCGCGATGCGCTGGAAGGTCTGCCCGATCGCTTGGCCGACGAATTCGCCGTACTGAGTGATCCGGTACAGATCCATACCCGCTTGACTGAAGAGATCAAGCTCGCCATGCGTAGCCTACTTATCGAAGCCCCAGCGGGAGTGAACTGAGCGATGGGCAAAGGCATAGACCTCGCGCGCAGCGAGGCACCCTTACACGCGCAAGTTCTGGACGACTTCAAGGATCAGCTTCTGATCGTGCTGCTCAAACGCTTGGGGGGGAAGGTCTCCATTCCGGTGGCAGAGGTTGACGATACGGGCAGCGACCTGGTGGAGTTCAACATCGTGGATCGTGTGTTCAACTTCGAAGTGAGAAGAAAGCAATGAGCGGCATCACCGACGATCCCAATCATCCCGGCGTGAAGCACGGGCCGCCGGACGATACGCCGGTCCCGCAGAACCAGACCTATCTCGTGCTAAGCGAAGCCGAGCGCGCCAGAGGTTTCGTGCGCCCAGTGCGCCGCAGTTACAGGCATGTCGGGATCGCGGGTCCACAGCACCCGCTGCGCGGTCTCACCGAAGAGGAAAAGGAACGTCACCGCGGCTGCAACTATGTGGTCTACGAGACGTATCCTGAGAGCGAGCGCCCCGTCCTGGGAAAATATTGGACGCAAGCGCAACTCGATAGCGTCGGCAAGGGCTGCGGCGCGGTTACTACGATGGGTCTGGCGCTTGCCGAAACCTATGCCCGCCAACCGACATTTTACGGAGCGACGTATTGCTGCACCTGCTCCAAGCATCGCCCGGTCGGCGCTGGCGGCGAGTTCGTCTGGGACGGCACGAACGAGCGGGTGGGAACGTAATCGTGCAAACCTCGATCGACGCCTTCCGCCTCATGGACCGGCTGTGGGCGCAGTATTTCGTCCCGCGGCAGATGGACCGCCTCGACGATTGGGCGGAAGAGCACCGCGTGCTGCCGCGCGAAACGAGTTCCGCCTACGGCAAGTTCCGCTTGGCGCGCACGCCCTATGCGCGGCAGATCTATCACGATCTGTCTTACGACGCGCACTACGAAGACGTGGTCCTGATGTGCGCCACGCAGCTGGTGAAGAGCGAGGCCGGACTTAACTGGATCGGCTGGTCGATCGACCAGGATCCGGGCCCACTGATGATCGTCCAGGCTACCATCGACAACGGCAAGCGTTATTCGAAACAGCGCGTGGGCCCGATGATCGCCAACTCGCCCGTGCTTCGGGAAAAAGTACGCGAAGCCCGCTCGCGCAATGCGGGCAACACCGCGATGATGAAAGAATTCCCCGGCGGAATCCTGATCATCACTGGAGCGAATAGCGCCGCCGGCCTCGCGTCCATGCCCGCGCGCAGCATCCACTTCGACGAGGTGGATGATTACCCTGACGACGTCGACGGCCAGGGCGATCCGATCGGCATCGCGACCGCGCGGCAGGATACCTTCCGCCGGCGCAAGCGCCTGAGTTCCAGCTCGCCCAAGCGCGCGAAGGGCTACAGCCGCATCGAGAAGCTGTTCCAGAAGGGCACGCGCTTCTATTTTCACGTGCCGTGCCCGCACTGCGCGGCCAAGCAGCGACTGGTGTTCGAGCGCCTGCAGCGCATGGAGAGTGGCGACGCCGCTTACGCGTGCGGCGAGTGTGGCGCCTATATCTTCGAGCATCAAAAAACGGAAATACTCGCTGGCGGCGAATGGATTGCGGAGAATCCCACGGCGCGCGTGCGCAGCTACCATCTATCCAGCCTCTACTCGCCGCTTGGCTGGCTCTCCTGGGCCGCGCTCCTGGATGAGTGGCTGGCCGCCATGCAAGCGCGCGAGCGTGGTGACGAGCTGCCCTACAAGACGTTCGTGAACACGCGCCTCGCGCAGTCCTACGAAGAGCGCACGGCGAAGGTCGAAGGCGACGACCTGCGCAAACGCGCTGAAGACTTCGCCCTGCGCCTGGTGCCGCGCGAAGCGCTCATTCTGGTCGCCGGGCTGGACGTGCAGGATAACCGTATCGAAGTCGTCGTGTACGGTGTGGGCGAGGGCGAGCAGAGCTGGGCCATCGACTACATGATCATCACGGGCGATCCAGCGCAGCGCGAGTTGTGGGGGAAAGTCGATGCCTATCTGCAGACCCGTTTCCCGCATGCCGATGGGCAAACACTGCCGATCGAGGCCTGCGCGATCGACACCGGTGGGCACTTCACGCACGAGGTCTACAATTTCTGCCGCGGGCGTACCCGCACCTATGCCGTGCGCGGTGGCAACCGTCCCGGGCTACCGATCAAGGGGCGCTCCAGTTTCGTAGACGTTAACTGGCGCGGCAAGATCATCAAGGGTGGTGTGCGCCTGTGGTCGATCGGCGTCGATCGTGCCAAGGATCTGCTGCATAACCGTCTCATGCTCGAGCAACCTGGCCCGGGCTATATTCATCTCTCGAAACATCTGCCTCCGGAGTTTTTTACCGGCCTGGCGAGCGAAGAGCGCGTGCAGAAGAAAACCGCGCACGGCGAACGTGCTGTGTGGGTGAAAAAGCAGGGCGTACTGCGCAACGAGCCATGGGATTGCACCGTGTATGCGCTCTTCTGCATGCAAACACTCGACTTGCACAAATACACCAGTTCCATGTGGCAACGGTTGCGCGATCGCGTTGCGCCGGCACAGGGATCGTTGCTGGCCGCGCCGCCGCCTGCAGCTCCGCCGATACCCACACCACCGGTGCAGACGTCTGCACCGCCCGAACCACCCAGAAACCCGGCTCCGAGCCGGGTTTCTGCTTCTAAACCACGCAACAACAGCGGCCTCGGCCGTGACGACTGGGTGCTCTGATGGCTTTCACGCAAGCTGACGTCGATCGGTTGGACCGCGCCATTGCCTCGGGCGAGCTGCTGGTGCGCATCGACGACAAGGAGATCCGCTTTCACTCGGCCGTCGACATGCTGCAGCGCCGCGCAGCCATCGTGGCCATCATCAAGAGTGCAGCCAACCCGAACCGGGTCGTGCCGCGCCACCAACTGGCGGATTTTTCCGATGAATGAGCCCGCGCGGTCTCGCTCGCTGCAGCTGAACCCGTTCGATCGCCTGGTCGGATGGTTTTCGCCGCGGGCCGCATTGCAACGCGCGCATCTGCGCCAGGTGCTGTCTTACTACGAAGCTGCGCAACCATCGCGATTGCATAAAGGGCGCCGCTCTCCCGGTACCGGCAACATCTCGGTGCAGCGCGCGGGCCGCAACCTGCGCGAGCAGGCACGTTACTTCGAAGAGAACCATGACCTGGCGGTCGGCGTCCTGAACGAGCTGGTCAACAAGACCATCGGCCCCAACGGCATCCAGTGCGAGCCCCAGCCGCTCACCAAGGATGGCGACATCCACGAAGAGTTTGCCGGCGAGTTGCTCGCGCTGTGGAAAGATTTCTGCGAGAAACCAGAAGTCACCTGGCAGCACGATTGGCCATCGGCCCAGCGCCTGCTCGCGCGCTCGTGGTATCGGGATGGCGACGTGTTCGCGCAGATGCTGATGGGGGCAGTGCCCTATCTTGATCACGGAACCAAGGTTCCCTTCTCCCTGGAGATGATGGAAGCGGATCTCGTGCCGTTCGAGTACAGCCTGCCACCGACCATCGTGCAGGGCGTGGAACTCAATGCCTGGGGGCGCCCAACCGGATACTGGGTCTTGCTGCAGCCACCGGGTGACGTCTTCCAGGGCTTCGCAATCGTGCCGACCAACATGAAGCGCATTCCGGCCGATCGCATGCTCACCATCAAGACCGCGGCGCGCATTCGCCAGATTCGCGGCGTTTCGGTCTTCGCCAGCACGTTCACCCGGCTCGATGACCTCAAGGACTATGAGGAGAGCGAGCGTATCGCGGCAAAAGTAGCCGCCTCGATGGCCGCCTTCATCAAGAAGGGTGCTCCGGATCAATATGAGAATCCCACGGGTGAAGGGGAGAAGGAACTCCGGGAACTCAAGTTCCGGCCCGGCATGGTGTTCGATGATCTGCAGCCTGGTGAAGAGATCGGACTCATCGATACCAAGCGGCCCAACGCCAACCTAGTCGCCTATCGCCAGGGGCAGTTGCGCGGTGTCGCCAGCGGCACTGGCAGCAGCTACAGCTCCATCGCGCGCGATTACAACGGCACCTATAGTGCGCAGCGCCAGGAAATGGTCGAGAGCTATGCCAACTACATGACGCTGGGCGGCGAGTTTGTGGCGCGCATGGCACGGCCGGTCTACAAGAACTTCGTCAATCTCGCCATTGCGTCTGGCCAGGTCAAGGTACCGCAAAACCTGATCCCCGCCACCATCAACGATGCCATTTATCTCGGCCCGCAGATGCCCTGGATCGATCCGGAGTCCGAGGCGGCGGCCTGGGTCATCCTCGAGACTGCCGGCTACGCGAGCGGGCCGGAAATCATTCGCCGGCGCGGCATGAGCCCGCATGATCTGCTCGCGCAAGAGAAACGCTGGCGTGGCATGGCCGAAAAGGCCGGCATCACTTTCACTCCCATGGTACCGGCGGCGCCGGCAGCAGGTGCGTCACCTGCAGCGGCGCTGGCTACTCATCTTCGCAAAGGTGGATCCCTATGACCACGCATCTGAATCGCGCCGCCTCCACGCACGCACGTTTGCTCATCGGCAAAGGCGACGTCGACAAGACGTCAGCGTGGTCCTTCGATGCCGCTGATGGCGACAAATTTCTGGGAGCCAACAGCGACAATTGGACCGAGTACGCGCGCTGGTTTCTGGGTGAGGATACGGCCGCCACGCCCAAAACCAAAGATCGCTACAAGTACCCGGTAGGCAAAGACGGCAAGATCTATCGCGCCGCCCTGATCGCCATCCGCTCGCGCGCTGCGCAGCAGAGTGACACGTCTGTGTTCGACGCTGCCGGCGAGCTGATCAAAGAAATCGACGGCGAGGCCCAAGCGCGCGGCGGATTCGAAATTCGCGCCCAGGCCAACGAGGCCGAGATCCTGATCTATGGCGATATCGGCGACACCTGGGACGAGAACAGCGTCACCGCTGCCCAGTTCGTGCGCGACCTGCAGAACCTCAATGTCGCCGTGCTGAATGTGCGCATCAACAGCATGGGC